AGGTAACACGGGACAAATAGGTGATATATACGAGATACAAAATCTTAAAATAGCATTACCTCTGTCTACTAAAATTTATAGTAGATCAAATAAGAAAAAAGAACAATATTGGGAACAATTTGAATATCCAAAAGCATTAAAAAACGTAAAAACCATTTTTGACTGGAGAGATTATCCTAATGAAAATAAAGACAAATGGTTTGATTACATAAATGAAGAATTTAATCGTAGGGAGAATGGTTTTTGGTTTAATAATAATGGTAAGCCTACTTACATTACCGGTACTCACTATATGTATCTTCAGTGGTCAAAAATTGATGTGGGTGCTCCTGAGTTTAGAGAATCCAATAGATTATTCTACATATATTGGGAAGCTTGTAAAGCAGATAAACGTTGTTACGGAATATGTTATCTTAAAAATAGACGATCTGGGTTCTCGTTTATGGCAAGCGCGGAGACAGTTAACGCTGCTACTATCTCGAGTGATGCAAGATTTGGTATTTTATCAAAATCTGGTTGGGATGCTAAAAAGATGTTTACAGATAAGGTCGTACCAATTTCTGTTAATTACCCGTTTTTCTTTAAACCGATTCAAGATGGTATGGATCGACCAAAAAGCGAACTTGCATATAGGGTTCCGGCTCAAAAGTTTACTCGTAAAAAACTTCAAACGAATGAACAGATTGAAGAAATTGTAGGTTTAGATACAACAATTGATTGGAAAAATACTGGTGATAACAGTTATGATGGAGAAAAACTTAATTTGCTAGTACACGATGAAAGTGGTAAGTGGGAAAGACCTGATAATATACTAAATAACTGGAGAGTAACAAAAACATGTTTACGGTTAGGTAGTAGAATCATTGGTAAATGCATGATGGGTTCAACATCAAATGCATTAGATAAAGGTGGGGATAATTTTAAAAAATTATTTAAAGATTCTAATGTAACAAAAAGAAACAAAAATGGACAAACTAAATCAGGTTTATATAGTTTGTTTATACCAATGGAGTGGAACTATGAAGGTTTTATGGATCAATATGGTATGCCTGTGTTTGATACACCAAACCATGATGTTTATGATCCGTATAAAGAATTAATCGATGTTGGTGTTATTGAGCACTGGGACAATGAAGCAGCTGGATTAAAAAATGATCAAGATGCTTTAAATGAATTTTACAGACAGTTTCCAAGAACTGAAGAACATGCTTTTAGAGACGAAACACAAAATAGTATTTTTAACCTTGTTAAGATATACGAGCAGATAGACTTTAATGAAGAATTACGCGACTCTGTTGGTGTGTCAACTGGTAATTTTCAATGGGTAAATGGCATAAAAGATAGTAACGTTATTTTTTATCCTGATCCAAAAGGGAGATTTAATATAACGTGGACACCAAGTCAAAATTTACAAAATAAGGTTATTATTAAAAATGGTATCAAGTATCCAGGCAATGAACACATGGGTGCTTTTGGTTGTGATAGTTATGATATATCAGGTACTGTGGATGGTCAAGGTTCTAAAGGAGCTTTACACGGTTTAACAAAGTTTAGTATGGAAGATTCACCTGCTAATCACTTTTTTCTAGAATATGTAGCGCGACCACAAACAGCAGAAATATTTTTTGAAGATGTTTTAATGGCATTAGTATTTTATGGTATGCCGTTGCTAGCAGAAAATAACAAACCTCGTT